AGACACGGCCAGTTGCCCTTTGTGCCGTTTGTCATGGAGATCAAGGACAAGGGGGTTTATTCCAGCCGAGGCATCTGCGAGATCGTGGCTCCGTTTGAGGCCTATATGTGCAAGCTGATGAACGAGAAGGCGGACGCAATGACGCTCTATAACCGCCCGTTGTTCCGTTGTGAGCAGGACATTCCCAACACCAACAACCTGAAGTTCGGCCCCGCCACCATTCTTCCCGTTGGCGTTGCCCCCGTCACCATGCCCCAGCCCCCGATTTCCTTTGATCAGGAGATGATCAACCAGCGCATGATTTCGGAATACCTGACCTCCATGCCGGACTTCGGGCTTGCCCAACAGGGCAACACCAAGAGTGCCCGCACCGCCACGGAGATTTCCCAGATCGGAGCCCTGATGGGCCAGTCCACCGATCTTCGGGCTCGCATCTTCCGCATCTCGCTGGGTTATGTTTTCCGTCAGGCCTATTCGATCTTACAGCAGTTTGGCAAGAAGGAGCTTCGGTTCCATTTTGAGCAGAGCTTCGGGATTGTCCCGCCGGAGGCCTTCGAGGTTGAATATGCGATTCATCCAAGCGGAAGCGCAGATGGCATCAACAAGGCCGTCCAGTATCAGAAAGCCTTTGCCCGTCTTCAGCTTTTGGGGGCCAACCCGATGATCAACCAAGCCGCCCTGCTTAAGAGCGTGTTGGAGATTGATGATCCTTCCTTGGTGTCCAAGCTAATCACCGATCCCCGCTTTGAGGAAATGGATCAGGCCGAAGATCAGGCCAACGAGAACCTGATCTTGGAGAGCGGATTTCCCGCCTTGGTTCGTCCCACCGACAACCACAAGGCCCACCTGAAGGTTCTCTTGGATCGCATTGATTTCCTTTCAGCCAGCGGAGGCGGAAGCCCCACGGCCATGCAGAGATATCGGGATCACTTGGAACAACATCTTCAGGGCTTGGGTCAAGCCGACAAGAATCTTGAGCGGCAGATCCGGCGTGAGCTTTTGGAGAAGGCAAGGGCGATGGAGGCACAGATGAATGATGGGGCAGTCACCACCCAGAACATTCAGCAACCCCCTGTTGCGCCTGATGCGTCATTAGCCTAAATAATATATGTTGACCAAACTTACTTCCGCAATACGCCTCTTCAGAGAGCTAGGCCACGTTGAGATTGACTGGACTCCAGCCCATCAGAACGAGGCCAAGAAGTTCTTTGAGTCCCCAGCCGGAAAGCGACTACTCGTCATCCTGCGAAACTGCGCCACAAGAAAAGACACACAGGCAGTATTTTCAGGCGGGAATCGCTTTGAGGCTGGGAAAGCCGTTGGGATGAGGGAGGCGAATGTGATCTTGGAATACCTAGTCCAAACGGAAGCTGACGAATTTACCGAGAGTTCAGAGGGTGGGGCCGTTGCTGAACTTCTCGAATCATTACGGCCCTAAACATCACGGGAAGGAAACCTGACAAACCATGGAAACACAGGAAGCAGTCAAGGAAGTGACTCCGGCTGAGGAGCCGAGCATTTCTCCAGAGAACATCACGGAAGAGCAGTTGAGGGCGATGGCGGCGGAAGCCGATGGCATTCCCTTCAAGGCTTCTTCCAAGGCGAATCCCGAACCTGAAGTCGCCGCTCAGGATTCTCAGGAAGCTTCCGAGAACAACCAACCAGAGGCCAAGGAGGAAGAGAAGGACTCGGATGAGTCCGCCCCCAAGGCCGATGCAAAATCAGAGTCTAAACCAGAAGAGCGCAAGGCCTCCGAAACCTCTGAGGCTCCCAAAGCCGAAGATAAGAAGGAAGCCAAGAAGGCCAAGGAAGAGGCCCGTCTGTCGGAAAGCTGGAAGAAGCTTGAGGCCGAGAAGGCCCAAGTCAGGGCTCGCCAAGCCGAGCTTGAGAAGAAGATCGAGGAGCTTGAGCAAAAGAGCGATCCCACCAGTCCCAGCCCAGAAACCCTCCGCAAATATGCAAGGGAATGGGAAAACGAGGGGCGGGATGATCTGGCCAAGGCGGCACGGGCTCAGGCAGATGCCTTGGAGCAGAAATCCAAGGTTAATGCCGAGAAAGAAGAGCGTAGGAAGCGGGACTTCACCGAACAATGGAGTTCCAATGTCCGGCGCATGATTGACGAAAACCCCGAACTAAAGGACGAGGAATCGCCCTTTGCCAAGCGGGTTGTCGGCCTTCTCCAGAACGAGGACGGGGAGCTACGAAGGCTCCTCAACACCAGCCCCAACGGGTTTGCCTATGCCACCCAGATTGCCTTGATGCAGGAGGCGGCGGAGGCTTCGGAAGCCTTGCGATCCGAGGTTGAGACTTTGAAAAAAGAGAACACAGAGCTTCGTAAAAAGACCAGCCTATCGGCTGGTTCCACGGCGAAGGCCTCTCCAAAAAGGAAGTCCTTTGAAGAGATGAGCTACCAAGAGCAGGAAGAGTTCCTGCGAAGGAGCGCATCTGATTCCGACAGGCTTGGTGTTCTCATAGGAGATTAAAAAACATGGCACTCATGTCCCGCTCTAATCCGGCCACGCTGGGAAGCTATTATCAGGCTTTCCTCAGCAAAAACCTGATTGATCGGATCAAAGAAACCCTTCGCTTAAACGAACTGGCGAATCAGGTTGACCTTCCGAAAAACATCGGAAGCACATCAGTAAAGTTCTTTCAGTTTGACTCCGTTCCTGCTTCGAGCAACGTCCAGACGCTCACCGAAGGCACTCCGATCTCCACGTTCCGTGAAGTCGGCCTGAACTCCGTGGCGGTGTCCCTGACGCAACTTGGTCAGGCGGTGAAGATCAGCGACATCCTCAGCCAAACCAGCCTCTTTGACGTTCTCAAAGAAGCCTCCAACACCCTCGGAGAAGAAGCGGCCCTCAAGGCCGATGATCTCAGCAGGGATCAGTTGGTGACGGGTACGGACGTTGCTGGCAATGCCACCACCAAGCGGTTTGGTCAGGGCATCGCCAACTTCGCCACCCTTAACTCGACTGCGGCGGCTTCGGCATTTTTGGATTCCGAAGACCTCTTGGATTCCGTGACGCACCTGAAGGCCAACAAGGCAAACCCCTTGAATGGTCAATTCACGGCGTTGGTTCCCCCTCAGATCAGTCGTGATCTGTTGCGTGACACCGACTTCCTGAATACGGTCTATCGCAATCCTGAGAGCAAGGTCGGTTCACTCTATAAGGGCGAGTTGGGCTCGTTTTACGGTGTACGCATCGTGGAACACACCAACCCCTTCATCGAGGCGGCAACCTCTGGGACGTATGATGCGGCTGGCTCCATCTATTCAACGGTGGTGTTGGGCGCAAATGCGTTCGGAGTTGTCAAGCTGGCTGGCGAAAGCCCGTTCAGCCCCAAGATGATTGTCCTGCAAAGCGCAGACAAGAGCGACCCCTTGAACCAGACGATCACGGCAGGGTATAAGGCGTTCTATGCCGCCAAGTTGCTGAACAGCAAACGGGCGGTTGTCATCAAGGCCAAGAGCCGTTTTGCCTAAAAATGGCTAAAGGACTTGTCATTCTGATGAGTCCAGAGGCGAAGGAGGGGGGTTCTGAGAAATCTCAGAGCCTCCCTCCCAAGCCCGAAGAGAAGTCTTCGGGTCTGCGTCTGGAGATCCCCGCAAACGAACTGCCGGAAGGTAGCGTGGCGGGGGATCGTGTGTCTATGAAGGGGGTTCTCTCTTCCATAGACGGGGATATTGCGGTTGTTGAGGTGGAGGAGGCGGAGTTCATGCCCTCGAAAGAAGAGGGTGAAATGGATGAAAGCCAACTTCGCTCCAAGGCCGAAGAAGCCGATCTGGAAGGCTAAGAGGAATTTAGCCCGTGCCTATTTATCAATATGAAAACAGGGACGGGGAGATTGTCTCTTATATGCTTCCTGTTGATCAAAGGGACGAAATGCGGGGTCTTAAAAGGCTCCCGTCCGCCCCTTTTATCAGCAGGGGGGTGGCCAATCCAGATTCCTGCGAGGAGGGCGCAAGACGCTTTTACAAGCAGGCCGAGGAGAAGGGAACGCTCAAGAGCAAGAAATACAGCAAGAGCAGGGTGAAGGAGATTTGGGGATGGTAGATAAATCCAGAATGTCCTGCAACCGCCCACAGCGGACTCCCGATGGCCCGAAGAAGTTTGTGGTCAAGGCCTGCAAGAACGGGGAAGAGCGGATTGTCAGGTTTGGAGATCCAAAGATGAGCATTAAAAAGAACATCCCCGCAAGAAAAGCGAGCTTCATGGCTCGCCATAACTGCTCCGAGAAGACGGACTCCTTCAGTCCGGCCTACTGGAGTTGTAAGGCTTGGAGATAATTTATGCCTAGCGTCAAAGAAGTTTATCATAAAATTGAAGATGTCAGGATCGAGGCTGACACGATCAATCTGAACGTGGACGGGGTTGAGGCTCTTCTCAGCACCGCCCAAGCCGATCTGGCCCTGATCAAAACCGATGTGGATGACATCCGTGTGGACATGGCCAATGGCGTGTCAGTCAGCGGCACGGTGACGGCGACTCAGGCAACTGCATCAAACCTAAAGGCTCAAGTTCAGATTCTTAACTCGGCTGGCTCTGCGGTTGTGGCCCCAGCGGAAGTCGGAACCGCTGGAAGCCCGTCCATTGATGTTATCTCTGTTCAGGGCGTAACCAGCGGAACTCCGCTTCCAATCAGACCAAGGAACGGAGCCGTTACAGTTACCACAGGCACAACCTCGGCATCGGCCAATACATCGGCACAAGCCCTAGCCTCAAACTCATCCCGCCAATACCTGCTCATCCAAAACATTTCCGACACCGATATGTATTTTAATTTTGGAGCCGCCGCCACAACGAGCAACCTGTTTGTTGCTAAAAGCGGGAGTGGGATTGTGTTTGAGTCGGGTTTTGTCCCTACCGATGCGGTCAATGTGATCTGCGCTTTGGCCTCCAAAGCCTACTACATTCTTTCTGCATAATATGTTGATTCTGTCGCAACCATCCTACGACACAGACGCTTCCGCCTACTTCACCACCGCTGGCGTGACCAACACGGCGGGTAGGCAACAAGTGAGCCGTTTTGTGAGGGGGATCAAAGACCTCGGCCTTTACAACAATATGGTTTGCTGGCCGCTTCGCTCCTCGCAAAATGCGGGGACGGGAACTACGGCCTATTCGCTGGGGGGCTTGGGGACTTTTAATGGGACACTAACCAACGGGCCGATATGGGGGGATGACGGGGTTGTTTTTGATGGTTCAAATGACTACATCTCACTTCCAAGTAATTCGTTTAATACAGGAAACGCGGCAACATCTATTTGGGCGTTTTCAAAAAACAACTCAACATCTGGAAGGCAGGTCATAATTTCTGCTGGGAATCAAAATTTACCCACAAACTCATTTACATTAGAACATCCAGAATACTTGGAAAACACATCGGGGAGCATTGCATTTACGGCGTTGTCTGGCTCAATTTCTGGTGTAACAACTAGCTGGAAGTCTGTTTTTATTGGAAATACAAGTTTTGGATTTTTTGGATACAATGGTGGATCGGTAACGCAAACAACATTAAATAACACGCTTAATAAATCTGGTGCAAATAACGCCATTGGCCGTATGGACAATCCATCGCAAAATTATTTTAATGGAATTGTCGGTGCAGTTATTAGGATAGATTCTACTCCAACGACAACTCTTAACGGACAAGTTTACTCCCTCTACAAAACCACCCTCGGCCAAGGACTAGGATTGCCATGAAGCTGATTGCCCTTTGCCTACTTCTTTCCGCCTGCTCGCCCAAGCAAAGCGAATCCAGCGATCTTCCCCGCTATTCCGATATGGGTGCGGCGGCGGATGCTGGGAAAACGGAGGGCAACTAACATGGGACTGTTCGGCGGCGGCGGCGGGGCGGCGGTGGATCTGGCAAGTCCTAGTGCCATTGGCAACACCACGCCCAATACGGGTGCGTTTACAACGCTGTCCTTTGCGCCAGCGGCCAACGCTACTGGTCTAAGCTCATCCTCTTATTCGCTGACAGGTAGCAATGCCCAGAGCCTTGTCAGCCTGTCGGGAACTTGGAACACCACGGGAACGCCTACGGCAATTTTATTAAACATAACAAACACCCAAAGCAATTCAAGTTCAAAGCTAATGGATTTAAGAATAGGCAATAATTCTGTATATTCGTTTGGCAGGGGGACATTTTCAATTAAAGCCCCATCTGGAATTGCATCAACGCTTGCCATTTATGCAACAGCAACAAATTCTAACAGCGGCGCGAGCGGGCCAAATTGCATTGATATATTTAACGAATCATCCGTGAGGACTGCTTTTATAAGAAAAGATGGCCTAATTGCCAGCTCTCAGATAGGAACCGTAGATGACCAAACAGCGGCACTTGTAGATTCCAGCTTCGCCGCCGCAAATTGGCCTGCTGGCTTGAATCTTGCTAGTAATGTTCTTGTTGGATGGAGTTCTGGGACATATTGGTGGAACGGTAAAGATACAGGATTGAGAAGAAACAGTGCTGGAGCCATAGAAGTAAATAATGGAACGGCTGGAACATTTAGAGATTTAATTGTTCGTAATTTTAGGATGTCTGCCCCCACAGGGGTTCCCGCCACAGCGGGGGCAACAGGCACAGAGGGGAGTATCCGCTGGGACGCAGACTACATATATATCTGCACCGGCACAAACACTTGGAAGCGTGTCGCCATTGCCACTTGGTAATTTATGAAAACAATTCAACTCACCGAAGAACAGGCCAAAAACACCATGCAACTCCTCGATCTTGCGGTAAAGGCTGGGGGGCTAAACGCCTCCGTGCTGGCCCTGCCCATCGCCCAAGAGATTGAGAAACAGCTAACCAAGCCATGATCCTCGCCGCCACTTCTAACGATGAGGCCGATGCGGTGCATTTTGTGGCTCCGAGTGTGCCAGAGGGCTTGTAATAAGAAAAACCCGTGACAAGGAAAACCCAGCTTTCTTTTCATAAGCCGTGAGCAAAGACGAACAGGCCATTCAAGCCATTCAATACCTCTTTGACGAGGGCTTCATCGTGGCTGGATTCAGGGACGGTGAACCCGCCCTTTTCTTGACAACGAAACTCTCGGAGGCGCAGGAGGCCATCAAGGCCAAGATCAAGGAAGACCCTGCCGACTACTGGAAGAAATGACCAGATTTACCAGTCTCTTGTTTTGGGCTTGGGGGCGGCTCTTCTTAGGCCGTCAGGACTGGGAGCTATTGGAACGCTCCATTAAAATTGCCAAGCAGGAAAACGCCATTTCCGCCGAACTGGGCTACGATCCCCGCACCAAGCACCTTCTGTCCTACGCAAAAGTCAGGAAGGAGCTTGGCGATCCCGATGGGCTGACGGGTGCGCTGGTGCATATAGCCGTTGCGGTTGCCTATCTGGAGGGCAAGAAATGGCCGGACAGGTTGTTCTGATGAGCGACCCAACGATGAGCGATCTGAGGGAGCGGCTTGCTCGCATTGAAGAGGTGCAGAAAAGTATGCAGGAGCGGCAGGCTTACATCATGTCCATTCTGGAAAAACAGGCTTCCGAGCTTGGGGAATGGGTGGAGAGGATATCTCTGCGGGTAAATGCGTTAGAGCATATCTGGGCCAAGATCCTCGGAGCCGCCTCCGTGATTGGCATCATTTTCTCTTTTCTATTCGACTGGATCAAGAACCGCTTTACATCGTAACGGGAGTCAATTTATGGCCGAATTAACCACTTCTCAGAGCTTTGCCGATGGCGATACCGTAACAGCGGCGAAGCTAAACAACATCATCGCCAACGCCTCCGTTGGGGCCGAGGTCATCACCAACCGATCCGAACTAACGTCCGTTGATGGGGCTTCTGATTTCGTCTTGGGCTACGACACCTCCGCCACGGGGCTTCGCAAGATCAAGCCAGACAATCTCCCCATCGCCAACGGGGCCATAACTTCTGCCAAGATTGCCGATTCCGCCGTTACTACTGCCAAGGTAAATGATGGCGCAATCACCACCGCCAAAATCACGGATGCTAACATCACCACGGCCAAGATTGCCGACTCAGGCGTAACTACCGCCAAGATCAATGATTCCGCCGTCACGTCAGCCAAGGTGGACACGACAGGCGTTGCGGTCTTGGGTACGGCTCAATCCTTCACCACCGCCCACGGGTTTGCCGCCTCCACCCTCACCGATGGGGCCAACATCTCTTGGGATCTTTCGGCTAACCAAGTGGCCAGAGTTACCCTCGGCGGAAACAGAACCCTCTCCAATCCGACAAACAAGGTTGAGGGCAATGTCTATATTTTGATCGTCAAGCAGGACGGGACGGGAGGCAGGACTCTTTCATTTTCCTCCGACTATAAGTTTGCGGGCGGAACCGCCCCCACCATCACCACCACGGCCAACAAGGCGGACGTTCTCACGTTTGTCTGCGAGGGAACCAACCTCCTTGGCGTGGCCTCACAAACCTTCCTCTAATCCCCATGTCCTATCCAGTCATGCCTCTTGGCTTTCTGGGTAGCCAAGGCGACAACGACGCCTACCAGATCAGCCGCTCCCTTCGGTTCAACTCCGCTGATTCGGCGTATTTGAGCAGAACGCCAGCTTCGGCTGGAAACAGGAAGACTTGGACTTGGAGCGGGTGGGTTAAAAGGTCTGGACTTTCAGGCAACCAAACTATATTTAGATCGCCAACAACCGCCCCGTCAACTGGACTAAGGTTCGGTGAAACAAGCACTGATGTTTTTAGGTTTTTTTTGAGCGATGGTAGTGCTGGGGACTTTATAACCACGCAAGTATTTAGGGACATATCATCATGGTATCATATAGTTGTAGCTACTGACACAACGCAGGCCACCGCATCGAATAGAATTAAAATTTACATAAATGGAAGTCAGGTAACAAATTTTTCAGTAGAAACATATCCTTCCCAAAATTACGACACTCAAATAAACAACTCAACAGTTCATAATATAGGTTATTATGGTGCTTTTGCTGAGGCATTTGACGGATACATGGCCGAAATCCACTTCATTGACGGCCAAGCCCTGACCCCATCAAGCTTCGGCGAAACAGACGGAGTCACGGGCAGGTGGAAGGCCAAGGCTTACACGGGGAGTTATGGGACGAATGGGTTTTATCTCAACTTCTCCGACAACTCTGGAACCACCCTAACTACGTTGGGCAAAGATCAGGCTGGGTCTAACAACTGGACTCCCAACAACTTCAGCGTAGATAACGTAACAAACAACGGAGTAGGCAACGACAGCTTTGTGGACAGCCCGACCAATTACGGAACCGATACTGGCTTGGGCGGGGAGGTGAGGGGGAATTATGCGAC